GCCCATTACAGACATTAGTGGTTTCATGAATACCTTTTCGAATTGGGTGTTATAGTCCACATATGCATTAAGGCCAAACTCTTCTGGCAACACACTTGGGAAAGATATGATATTCTCCCTTAATGGGTTTGGCAATTTAAGATACACGAACTTGATCTTATCACCCGATTTGATCATTTCATATTTCTTTTCAAGCCCCTTTTCTTTCAAGAAGTTATTATACAGTATGGCCCCTCTGACATGGGCAGGACAGCCTTTTTTATAGAGTGTTTGAGAATGTTGATATTTTTCAATATCATCAGTCCCAGAGTTTTTAGCAATTTGATCTGGTCTCAGTGTCTGAAACTCTGCTTTAAAATCTTGAATGAATGCTTGTGTCTCTGCTTCACCTTCCCCCATGATAACACTAAAAGATTGCTTTAGCTTACCACGACACACTTCTGGTGTAGATGATCTTACAGATTCAATTCCTGTAACAGATACTTTTGGCTTTTCATAGTGGACACCTTCACTATTTAGGGTATTCATGATATAATGCTTTTTGCCAGTGAAAAGACTCTTGTCTGTAATCTTTTCACGTTTCATTGCCATTGCGTTACGGTATGACCCCATATTAGCAGCTAATTCTTCATAGCCTTTTTCAATAACACCTTCAATTTTCTCTTTACAGATTTTATCAAGAAACTCTTCGCCCTGCTTTCTGGTAATCTTCACAGTGCCGAAAACCTTTTCAATCAATGGAGCCATGTTAACATAGATAGAATCAGTATCAATATATGCAATGTAGTCCACGTCTGTAGTCTGCATTATTTTATTGATATATTCGTTGACTGTTTTTTCAGCATATCGAATTGACAACTGACCAGACGTAGTGATAGCCTCTGCCATTTCATTAATATAGTATATGAAGTATTGATTTGCTGTTGCACCATACAAGCTGTTCATGGCAATCTTGATAGCCATCTGAGAGTTATGAAGTTGCGTTATCATGCGCTTCAATTCTTTCTTTTTAACAGGGTCTTGCTCTGTTTCTGCCAATTGTTCTGTTTTCAACATTTCTTTTTTGATCTTAGAACGATTGCCATAATATTCTTCAATGATTTCAGGGATGATACCCAATTTTTCATTGGTGAAACATACGCCATTGGCAGCAACTGATACTGTTTTGTCATTGTTTACAAATTTCTTATTAAGAACCATGTCTTGATTAACTTCAAAACGCCTATCATGTACATAGGTTTCTGGTGACATATTATATTGTAGCATAAGATGCGGGTACAGTGAATTCAAGTCAAAAGACACAATCCAATCATACATGCCAGGGATAGGGTCTTTCACATATCCACCTACAAGTTCACCTCTTTCAGGAACTTGTTCTGACTTTACATAAGGAACAAGCTTTTTCTCCATTAGTTTGCGGTAGATAGTTGTGTCCCATATACCGACAGTACCAAAAGCTTCTTTATAACCAACACCACCCCCGTAGGCAACTGTCAACACAAGAGAAAGCAACCCAGTTTCATCTTCAAAACGCTGAATTAGATGTGTGTCTTTTAGGTTATAATCTAGATATAACTGAGGGTTTTTTTCATAAAGATTTGTCAAGTTACCATATTCATCATAAGATAGCTTATTTTCACCTAAAACGACATATGCGATATGATCTAGTTTATATGTTTCCTGTGTCCCGTACTGATACCCAAACTTTTTGAAGGCATCCATATAGTCAACAATGTTCACACCCATAATCTCATATGTGTGCTGTTGCTTGTTACCAAAAATAATCTTAGACTTTTTCTTGATTGAATTCCAAGGCGACAATTCTTTTGCCTTTGCTTCACCAAACAAATTGATGATCCTTGAAACAATATACATGATATCAAAGTATTCTACGTTCCAACCAGTGACAATATCGGGGAAGTCATTTTTCCAGATTTCAATGAACCTTTTCAACATTGCCATCTCACTATCAAACTTCATGAATTGGATATTGTCAGGATCAATCCCAGTAATTGTTTTGGTCTTATCATAATCTTTCAGCCCAAGAAGATGATAAGTATCTGTCTTGGAAGATTTGATTGAAATTGATGTCAGTGGTTTATCAGCAGATTCCATGTTAGGATAGCCATCACTGATATCAACCTCAATATCGAATGAAAATATATTGATTTTTGTTATGTCAAACTTTATGTCAGATGGATATTTTTCTTGGATGAACTGTGCAACATAATTTCTGTTACCATATATTTCAAAATTTTTCACATCAGAAAATTGTTCCACAAATTCCTTTGCAGCCCCCATACTCTCAAACTTTTTAGGCTTAACATATGTCTCACCGATAAACGAGCGAAATGCGGTTTCTTCTTGTGAAGAAACAAATAGTGTTGGTTCGAACTTCACTTTCCTTGAAAAGCGTCTTCCGTTTTCATATCCACGCCATAAAATATTGTTACCATAGCGCTCAACGCTGGTATAAAATGAACCCATACTGTATCTCCTTAATAATTTTAATGTGTAGTATAGCGAATATACTACATAGCTGTCAAGCTATAAATCAGCAATATAGCTATTGAGCTATAACTGAAAAGTTTTTGACTTTCTCGAATCTGATAGTCTGGTCAAACTTATCACCCATAACATCTCCTTTGTGACTTATCACAAAAATGTTATCACCTGCTGTCAGATTATTCAAAACTTGAATAAGATTTTCAACCCCGTCTGTATCTAGCGCACCATCAAATATTTCATCAAATATCAGAAGGTTTGTAGACATGCTATTTCTCAATTTGGAAACGGCTCTCCAAGTAAGAAGAATGGCAAGGTTGATCCTCATTTTTTCACCTTCTGAAAAAGACATGTAGGTGAATTCGTCTCTAAATCGAGACATTATTTTTTCGTTAAAACTTTCGTCAAGCTGAAAATCTACAAATAAATCAAACTCTGCAAGATACTTGTTAATAAGCCTATTCATTACAGGGATAAATTGCTTTATGATCTTTGTCTTGATACCACCATCTTTCAACATAGCAGCTACAACACTAAGAACCTCTTTTTCATCAAAGAAGTTTTTCTGGCTGTCTAAAGTTTCTTTAAGAGAATTAGTATACTCTAAAATTTTTGATTCGTCAACCTCTTGAACCTCTTTTTCTGCGTTCTGCAACTCTTTTTTGTAGCCAAGCAAAGCAGATTTGGACATGTTCACATTGCCACGGTGTTCGCCAATCTGGATGTTGAGGTTTTGCATCTGATCCTCAACCAAAGAAATGGCATTCAACCTATCATCAACTTCTTTAATTTTAATATCAAGTTGGGCAAGGCCACTCTCAATATCATTTATTTTAGACTTCTTGGTGTTTACTGTTTCTTCTTTAAAATCATGTTCAATGCCTTGCTTACATACAGGGCAGTTATCATGTGAGTCATAAAACACAACTTCTTTAGTAAGGGCATTCATTGAAGTTTGTAAATCGTGTTTCAGGTTTTTAAGCTTGTCTCTCTTTGCTCTAACGCTACTCTTGTCTTGGATGGTCTCTGTCAAAGCAAGTATATTGGCTTGCAATTCTTCAATGCAAGCTTCTTCGCTTTCTATTATTTTAAGCTTTGCCCTCACTTTTTCTTTTATATCAGACACATGAGTTTGCTTGATCTTTCTAATTGAATCATTATTTTCTTTAGCAGATTGAATCTTGCTTTCAATCAAGTCCACCTGATATTTGCTGTCTTGAATTTCAGTTTTGTTATTAGACACCTTGTCTTTCAACAATATATTCATTGTGCTGAATATCTGGATATCCAACAAGTCTTCAATGACTTCTCTACGGTTTGGAGCAGTCAACTGCATGAAGGGAACATAAGTAGCACTGCCCAATATGACAATTTGACTAAACGCCTTTAGGTTTAGCTTCAAAATATTTTCTTCCAAATAAGCTTGATAATCTTTAGAACTTGCGCTCTGATCAACAATCTCGCCATTTTTATGAATTTCAAAGATATTAGGCTTGACACCACGTCTAATCATGTAATTGTCTTTTCCTATAGAAAATTCAATTTCGACTAGAAGAGCTTTTTGATTGATACTGTTAATCAACTGCCCTTTATTGATTTTTCTAAAGGGTTTGCCATATAGACTAAAGACAATAGCATCAAGCATTGTTGATTTGCCAGCACCATTAGTACCCACAACAAGAGTTGTTTTATTCTTGCCTAAATCAATATCTGTCCATGTATTACCAGAAGACAGAAGATTTTTGTATCTGATTTTAGAAAAATTAATCAAAGTGTCAAAGCCTCCGCATACAATCCATTAATAAGTTTTTTGATTTTATCTTTATCTACATTGGTATCGACTGCATCAATGTAGCTATGTAGAATATCTTTTGTGTCCTTGGTTTCATCAACTAAATCTGCTTCATCAATGCTGTCTAGGTTAAGAGCATCTTCAACGACTTTAACATCTGCACATCCTGAATTAGATATTTTGTCAAGTAAAATATCAAGTAATTGTGGGTTCTGCTTGTTTTTTACAACAAGCTTTACAAAACCTTTGTCAAGTATTTCCATATCTAAATCTTGAATTTCTTCAATTGTCAAGTCAACATCATCATATTCTAGCTTAAAAAATGCTCTATAGGGGTTGTATATAAACTCCAATTCCCTTGTTTCAGTGTCAAAAATATGGAAGCCTCTTTTACCATCATAATCTGACCACACCATCTCATAAGGCGCACCAAGATATTTGATATTGCCATTCTCAGATGGATGATGGAAGTGACCAGAATACACCGCTTCAAATTTTGAAAAGGTTTTCTTGTCAAATCCATGATCTGAAATCTGCCCCTTCATCATTTCGAAACCTTGAAACTCAAAGTGACCCATTAGATAGGGTGCATTTGTATCTTCAAATGCTTTCATAGATGCGGCATAGTTGTCTTTAGTTATCCAAGGTGATAGCATGATTTTGGTAGAACCAAAAGTCATTTCAACTGGTTCTTCATAAAAATATTCAACATTGCTGTACTCGCCTAGGAGCAAGTCTAGCGCATTTATTTGATTGGTGTTTTTGTAAAACACATCATGGTTCCCAGCTACAGCGTACATCTTTATGTTGTTTTTTTCAAGAGGTGTGAGGAACATATCCTTTGTTCTTTTCAACGTGACAAAGTTAATGAACTTGCGGCGGTCAAAAATATCGCCCAAGTGCAAAACTGTATCTATGTTTCTTTTTTCCAGTTCAGGAAAAAATACTTTTTGAAAAAACTTCTCTTGAATGTCAAGAAATGTTGGGCTATCACCACGGACACCAGCATGTGTATCTGTTATGATTGCTATTTTCATTTCTTGAAATTCTTCTCTCTTTCATATTCACTTAACGCTTTTTCTACTGCTTGCTTTATATTGAGTAATGATGTGTAGTAAAATTGACGTGTTTCTATGTGAGTGTTTTTGTCTGTCAATTTTCGTATATAATCTTCTATAATAACAGGTAACATCTTATTTTTCCTTATTTTTCTTTGCTTTGTCTTTTGCCATTTTATCTTCAAAATCTTGGACAAAACTGTTGATATAGTCAACATCTGTATTGAGGTGTAAAGCTATATCTCCGCCTTCGGAAGTCTCACCTAACGCCAATAGCTGATGTGACGATTTGTAACGTATGTACATTTGCTTTTTTTCTTTCTGAATTCGTCTCAGAAATGCGTACCATATAATCTGTGTAAAGTAAGCAAACGGATTTTCTGTTTTTTCAGGATTGAAGTTGTCGATATATAACAGACAGTTTTCAATGCCGTCCATAATCATGTCTTCTTTATATGGATAACCCGAAAAGTTTGGTTTTGTTGCCAATCTTTTTGAAATCTGCATAATACACGCCGCAATATAATCAGGAATTAAAGGTCTTTCTTCACCCTGATCCTCTGCTTCACGACATTTTTTTTTGTATTCAACCAATGCATTGAAAAAGTCTACATTGTTTACATAATTCTTTTTTCTAGCCATTTCTCATAACCCGCCCTTTTTATTGTTTTTATTACTATAATCATACTACAAAAATTTAGTCATGTCAAGCATTATTTTATCCACACAGTGAACATTTTTTGCTTGACAAAACTGTTTTTTTTGTTATAATCCTTCTTATGGAAGGGGAAGATGATTCTTATGTGATTCTATGATTCTTATATAATTTGTTTTTGAATCATAAATCTATATTGTAGATTTTAAAAGGAAACTTCTCAGCACCATAAATCTGAACTCTTTCTCTAAAATGTAGAAGAGTGTAATTTTCCTTAGCCGTAGTGGATAGTATGTCTGTTATGTCATATAGTGTAGCATACTCACTGTCACTGCCCTTTCTTAATGATCTTCCTATAGACTGTAATATTTTGATTTCGGATTTTGAACCTGATGCAAAGATGACATTATCAAGTCTTTTGATGTTGACACCTGTTGAGAAAGTTCCGAAACTAGCCAAAATATCATGTCTCTTTTCAGGATCATTTTCAATCTCATGTCTTACACGTTCTCTTTCATCACCTTTAACCCCACCATGTATAAAATGCAGAACTCTACCATCTTTTTTAAGAATAGGTTCCAATACCTTACCATGCTTTTCAACTCTATCAAATAATACAAGATTGTTCTGGCCCTCAAGTGACCATAAAAGATTTCTTATAAAAATATTTCTCTTTTCAGAATTATTTAAAAATTCAATCTCAGCATTGTATCTCCTGTTACTTTCAATCTCTTTCATTGTTTTCTTTAGTATTTTCCTATCCTCTAATGGGTGGTTTAATACAAGTGCTTTAACTTTAAGATTAGCGATAGTGCCTTCATCAATCAAATCTTTCGTACTGACAATTTTCTTGACAGCACCAAAAAGACCTTCTAACACAAGTTTATTTACCTGTGATTTTTTTGAAATAGTTCCAGTGAACCCAAAACGATATTCACAATCTGATAACTTTTCCATGATGGTTGTTAATGATTTTGCTTTGAAGTTATGGGCTTCATCACCTATAACAACATCAAAACTATCAAACCATTCTTTAGGCATATTTGTCAGAGACTGCCAAGTTGATACAACAATAGGTTTGGTGCTTGACTTGTCAACCCCGCTTTGAATTTTATGTATCAAATCTTTATCCACACCATAATCAACAAAATCACTTGACATTTGGTGGACAAGACCTACTGTTGGTACGATTATAAGTGTTCTAAGACCAAGTGCTTGGTAATAATGTTGTTGTATCAGATGAATGATATATGATTTACCTGATGATGTAGGGGAAAGAATGAGTGCCCTTTTGTTTCTTAGGCAGTGAACAACGTAATCATTTTGATAATCTC